GCTATGTCCTCGCCCTCTTTTTTAATTCTAATAAAACAAAGAAACAATGGCTTGTGATTTAACAAAAGGCAGGGCAGTACCCTGTAAAGACGTAGTAGGTGGCATTTATGCCGTGTACTTTGTAGACTTCGGTGACTTGGGTACTGTTACCCTCACCAACGATGAGATTACCAACATCAGTGGTACTTTCTCTGCTTACCAATACCTTGTGAAAGGCAATAGCTCTTTTGAGCAAACCTTTAACTCAAGCCGTGAGAATGGTACAACCTTCTTCACGCAGACTTTGAATCTTACGTTGACCAAACTCACAAAGGAGGACAACAAAGAATTAAAGCTGCTTGCTTATGGTCGGCCTTACGTGGTCGTTCAAGACTACAACGGCAACGCCTTTATGATGGGTCTGAACTACGGAGCCGAAGTAACAGGTGGAACGATTGTAACGGGTGCTGCTATGGGTGACCTCTCGGGCTATACTTTGACAATGGAGGGACAGGAGCAACTTCCTGCTAACTTCATCGCAGGTGCTACCGTTGCCAATCCATTCGCAGGACTTGCAGGTGCAGTTGAAACGATTGTAGTGGGTTCTAACTCGTAAATGAATTAGGGGGGCGAAAGCCCCCTTATATTTACACAATGAGTACACTCAACAATATATTCGCCAAGTTCTCGGCTAAAGAGCCGATGAAGGTTGAATTGTCTTTGATTAACGATGTTAAGTCAAAGGCGCAAGAGATGCGGAAGTTAGAGAGTGATGTGAATTCATTTTTGTCAGAGTTCCAAAGATTGATAAATGACCTAAACGCTAAAATTTCAGAAGGTCAAAAGTATCAGCAGCGAGCAAATGCTTTGACAACCGAAGGCGTTAAACTTGTTTCTAATGCTTCAAAAGCTATTCAAGAACTTGGGCTGCAGGTAAATGATAGTCCTGAAATAGTTGAACTGTTTAATTTGAACAGGACTCTGACAGAACGAGTTTTTTCTATTGGTGAGCAATTCTCAAAAATCAAAAAACCATAAAATGAGTAAGCAAATTTTTTCTAAAATCGCCAAGATTGGTGAGGAGGTACGCACAATAAAAGTTGAGTTTTCAATTAAGGATGATTTTGAGTCGGCTCACAAAGCGGCCACTGATTCGGAATGGGACTCTGTTTCTGCGGTGCAGGTTTTAGTTAAGCAAATTCCTAATGTTGAAAGAGCTTTGAATGATGCAAAGGCTAAATATATTGAAGCAAATAAAACGGCCGAAAAATATGTATCAGCAGCAAAAGAGCTTGGAGTTGACGTTAGTAGTGGGAATCAAGCCCTAATGAATTTATTAGCTTCAAAGCCGCAAGTTATAGATAAGCTCATACAGAAACTCAAGAACATTAAAAGTGAATTAAATACTTTTTAGTATTATATTCGCATTTTGCTAAATAGTGCATATAGATTAAGAAGGGGGCGTAAGCCCCTTTTCTATTTTCAAACAAATCCAAAGTAAAAGGTTATTTATTTAAGATGCATATCCTTCAAGTATCAGCCTCGCCACAAGCCATTGTAATCATACCTCGCACGTTCCCTGCGAGCGTTACAATTGCGCTGATTGATGAATCAACAAACACCACCGCAACACCTGCGGTTACTGCTGCCTCTGCTAATGGTTTTATGACCCTCACAGGCACGTTCAGCCTTGTCAACAATAGATTCTATGGCTTAAAGGTATTCGCATCGGGAAATCTAATATATCGGGATAGGGTATTCGTAACTTCGCAAACAGATTACGAGAAATTTACGGTGAACCAAAACGTCTACACCGAAGAAACAAGCTATGACAATGAGTACATCATCATCTAAAGTCCACGTTGTGAACTTCAGTTCCTATACCACACCTGTCGTTAAAGAGGTGCAGGGCAAGGACTATGTAGAATACGGAGACAACAACGACTATTTCGGCTACCTAATTGACAGGTATAACGGCTCACCCACCAACAACGCTATCCTCAACTCTTTGATGGATATGACTTTTGGCAAGGGCTTGGATGCAACGGACTCTGCCAAGAAGCCGAGCGAGTACGCAGCGATGCGTGGCTTGTTTACGAAAGCCTGCTTGCAGAAGGTCGTAGCGGACTATGTGATGATGGGGCAATGCTCCTTTCAGGTCGTGTACTCGCAAGACCACAACACCATCGTAGAGGTGCAGCACATCCCCGTAGAGACGCTACGAGCCGCAAGGTGCAACGAAGATGGTGAGATTGAGGCTTACTACTACGCAAAGGATTGGGAAGACGTAAAAGGCAGGAGAGAGACTGCGGTACGCATCCCTGCATTTGGCAAGAGCCGTGAGGGTTTGGAGATACTTTACATCAAGCCCTACCGAGCAGGATTCTATTACTACTCCCCTGTGGACTATCAAGGTGGCCTTCCATACGCAGAGCTTGAGGAGGAGATTGCCAACTACCACATCAACAACATTCAGAACGGCCTTGCGCCTTCAATGCTTATCAACTTCAACAACGGAGTACCGAGTGAAGAAGAACGCAGGAGCATAGAGCAGCAGATAGCCACGAAGTTTAGCGGCAGCTCAAACTCGGGTAAGTTTATCCTTGCGTTCAATGACAACAAAGACCTTGCAGCAACGGTTGACCCCGTTCAGCTATCGGATGCCGCAGAGCAGTATCAGTTCTTGAGTGCTGAAGCAACGCAGAAGATAATGGTCTCGCATCGTATCGTAAGCCCTATGCTTTTAGGCATCAAGGACAATTCGGGATTAGGCAATAACGCTGATGAGCTGAAGACCGCTTCCACGCTTTTGGATAACCTTGTTATTCGCCCCAAGCAGGAGATTATCATTGACGGCATTGATATGATTCTTGCGTACAACGACATCAGCCTCAACTTGTACTTCAAGACCCTTCAGCCTTTGGAGTTCACCGAAGACGTAGTTACGCCTATGGATATGGAGACTCGTGAGGAGGAGACAGGCGTGAAACTTGCCAAGCAAGACAATCGCCCCTTCCTGCGTGATGAGCTTGCAGCAGAGTTGCTAATGAACATTGAAAGTCTTGGCGAAAGCGAGGAGGAGCTGATGCAGGACTTTGACCTAATCACGGCTGACATTGTTGAGGATGAAGGAGCAGAATACGATGTAGAGGCATACCTCAACTCACGCACCGACCTTGCAGCGCAACAGGAGAGCGAGCAAGACACGGAGCGTTACAAGGTGCGCTACTTCTATGCGGTAGGAACTAAAAAAGACCCAAAGGGTGAAAGCCGTTTGCTATGCCGCACGTTGATAGGTGCTAAAAGGGTTTACCGCAAGGAGGATGTAGAGGCATTGAGTTCAAAGGGTGGAGCAGAAGCACAGGGTGAAAGGTATAGCGTATGGCTTTACAAGGGCGGTGCTAACTGCCACCATCGTTGGGAGCGTAGAATCTACCGCAAGAAGCTAACTAAAGAGGGCAAGATTTACGGGGGAGGCTCTTTGAACGGCACGGATATTATCAACGTAAACCAAGCCATTCGTATGGGGTTCCGCCCCGAGAAAAATGACCCGATGGTTGCTATCGCCCCTATTGAAACACCAACAAAAGGATATAAAAACTAAGATATGGCAACGGCATTATGGATTAAACGAGAGGACTTGGTTCGCAACACCGCAATAGGCGGTAACGTGGACACGGACAAGTTCATTCAGTTCATTAAGATTGCGCAGGAGATACACCTGCAAAACTATACGGGAACGAAACTCTACGACAAGATCAGCAATGACATCATCGCCAATACTCTTGCCAACCCTTACTTGGCGTTGGTCAACGACTACTTGCAGCCGATGTTGATTCACTACGCGATGGTGGAGTACTTGCCTTTTGCTGCTTATACCATCGGCAATGGTGGGGTGTTCAAGCACAACTCCGAGAACTCTACTACCGCAGAGAAGATTGAGGTTGACTATTTGGTCGGCAAGGCACGGGATTTGGCAAAGTACTACACCGATAGGTTCATCACTTATATGAGCTACAACCAAGCCTCATTCCCCGAATACAATAGCAACAACAACGCTGACGTTTACCCCGATACTGACTCTAACTTCAGCTCTTGGGTTTTATGAGTGGCAAGAAACAGACCTACACTCCGAAGCGTAGCAACATTGTGAAGTTAAAGAGTTATTTAGACAATGGGAGTTCAAGGCGATTGGGGACAAGGAGCAGCAAACAATGACATCTATTGGGGTCAAGCTGCTGCAACGAATAGTATCTCTTGGGGTATGGTTCAGCCATTGTCTTATGGTCATCCTACTACTAACCTTTACGGCAACAACGAGCAAGGTGCTTGGCAGTTGATAGAAGAAATTTGGAATACTTGGTCAACAACTTGGAATAATTAGAAATGGGAACAACATTAACGGGGACAACCCCACAGGACACATACGATAGCCTAATCAAGGTTACGGACAACGGGCCATTAAGCGGTACGGCTAAATACCTATCTGATGGCTTGGGTAATGATTCAATTCTTGCTCTCTCTACGGCACGGGTAGGTCTTGGCACAAACGTGCCTTCTGCAATGCTGACTTTGAATGCGACTGAACCTTTTATCCGCATTGAGCGCACAGGAGTTCCAACTTGGCAGATTCAAAACAATACGCTTTCTATTGATGCGGGTTTTTCTATCAACAATTTAACGAACGCAGGAACTCCATTCTTTATCAACG